CAAATCTGTGATAAGTTAGGCCTTGAACCAACTATGTTCTTTTACGTGGTCAAAGATAAAGATGATAAACTGTATTCTATTGGAAAACTACTAGGAGATATTAAACAATAATATCAACATCATTGGCATAGTTGGTAAAACCATTCTCTTTAACTACTTTTAATACTGAATTTACTCTACTTACCAGTTCGTCCTTGTGGGAGATCAGGAATATGTTCTTCTTCTGTGTCCTGCTCATGTCTTTGAGTACAGCCATTGAACTCTCAACGCCTGATATGTCCATGCCGGCATCAATCAACTCATCAATGAACAACAGGTTGATCTGTTGGTATAGACTTTCCCATACATCTCTGAATGCCCAACTCAGACTCAGGATCAGTCTGTTCCTCTCTCCTCTGCTCAGATTGTCGAAGTCTAACTCCCTGCCCAATTCCGATATCTGCACAGACAAGTCACTTTGGAATACCACCGTGTGTGGCAGTTTGACCTTGCCCAGGAAGTATGCCAGACGTTGGTTCAGGTAAGATAAATTTTGTTCTATGATCCTTGTCCTTATGAATGAGTCTTTTGCGGTCAACAGCTTGTACAGGAATTCTTGGTGCCTGTGGAGATCTTCCATTTCGTTTGCTTTTTTAAAGTCAACTTTCTGTATCGCTTTGCTCTGCATTTCTTCGATCTGTTCTGCATACACATCCTCTTTTTTCTCAGTCTGTTCTAGCTGGCGTTTTAGATCCTGTAACGACCCTTTGTGGTTGTACGCTTCGTCAATGGTGTCATAGTATGTGTCGGGTATGTTGCCTAGGTCACCGATTGCATCCACATCCTGTTGTATCTTCACAAGGTCACCTTTGAGTTTTGATGCATACTCCACTGATTCCACCAGTGTTGTTTTAAGTTTTCCAACTAGATGCTCGTGCTTGTCATCATGCAGTTCCTGTTCACACGTGGGACACTTGGCCGCCTCCGCGAACTCCAGATCTTTCTCCGTCTTCGCCACGGTGCTTTCTGCCTTGGCCAACGAATCCTCATGATATGCTTTCTCCTTCTCTAGGCTCCTCAACGCAGTCTGCATTTCGTTGTGTTTGGACAGTCTCTTGTGTGCGTCCAGTTCTTTTACAATATCCACTTTGTCTAATTCCCTTATTGCTTTGGTAAAACTTTTAACATCGTCTTGTTTTTGACTTGCCCATGCATTGGATCTTATCTTCAGACTTTCTATGGATTCCTGTATCTTCTCATTGGCCGCAACCCTGGCATCTATTGTCAATTTCTCTTCTGTCAACAACTGTTTGGTCGCTTTCTGTTTCTCTTTCAGAAGATCTGCTTTCTGGGACAACAGAGTTATGCCCAGCAACTGCTCGATGATCTCCCTCTGTTCTGCCTGTTTGGTTGACAGGAATGGTTGGGTATAGGTGTTCAGTGCTATTATGTTCTTGAACATGGCATGGGTCATTCCCATCAACCTGTTGATCTCTAGTTGTGTTTCCCGGTTCTCGCCCTGTGCTTCGTTTGATTCTAGATTCTGTTCTATGTCGTTGGCGTAGAACTTGAATATCTGAGGCTTCCTTCCTCTCTCGATTGTGTAGGTTACTCCGTTCTTTATGAACTTGACACTCACTACCATGCCCCGTTCGTTGGTCTTGTTGACGAGATTGTCTCTCCTGATGTTGGTCAGTGCTTCACCAAAGAACACGTACGACAGTGCATTGATGATTGTCGTCTTACCAGTACCATTCCTGGCACCTGCATCATCACCACCTAGGTCCATGTTCTCACCGATGACCAGAACCAGGCTCTTGTCAGCGAAATTGATGGCCTGCACTTGGTTGCCCACGCTCATGAAGTTCTTGACTGTGAGTTCCTTAATCGTTAGCATTTGCTTTATCCATTAGTTTACGCCATCTTTTGTAACCAGCTATCCAGACACTCTGCGGAGTGTCCTTGTCTGGTATACGTGAATTCCATTTCTTCGCAGGGATCTTTTTTAATATATCCCAGAATTTCTTTTTACTAATTTGCGACATCGAGATCGTTGTAAATTGCTGTTAATATGTTCTTGTCGTAGGTCTCCGAATCAACCCCTTGCAACTGTTTGATGACGATCTGATCCACGCTATCAAACTTCTGTACTTGTACTGTTGGCTGTTGTGCATTATCCACCTGTTCTGGGATCAGTTGTAGTTCCCTTAGGCTGTACTTGTCTATGAATGTTTCCCTGATGAAGTTTGCTTCTTCGTATGAAATCTTTATATCTAGTGTGACTCGCACATACATCTTTGGTTTCAAGTACTTGTCCGGCTCAGCCAGGAGTTCTGAAATCTTGATAGTGATGTATCTCGGCATCTCTGGCCAATTGATGTATTTGGGTTCTCCATCATATTCTAATATCATCATGCCCCTGTCGTCATCCCATGCATCTGCGTAGTTGTGGGGGAACGCATTGCCCATGTATGTGATGTTCTTCATGTACTGCCTCTTGTGGAAGTGCCCTGAGAACACTTTGCCGCAACCTGCGAAATGATCTGATTGTATGGTTCCGACGTCTGGCATCTCTACCATGGCATTCATTTTGAAGTATGGAAGTTCAAAATGTCCAAACACATACTTCTGCTTCATTTTCTCGATCTTTTTATATTCGTCTTCCACGATCCACGGAATGATCGCCACATCGTCTTCGACCAACCATTCGTTGACAATGTGTATGTTGGGAATGTTCCTGATGTATTCCATGGAATTGATCTCTCTTTTTTCTCTGTAATACAGATCATGGTTGCCCATGATAACGTACACTTTCTCAAATGCCGCACCCAGTCGTTCCATGTTGGACACCGTGTAGTTCATCGTGGAAACGTTGGTCGCTGACCTGTGATGGTGCCAGTCGCCTAGGAATATGCAGGTCTCACAGCCTTCTGCCTTGGCCTGTTCTATGAACCATCGCACGAAGTCTTCACAATCATCATTATGAATCCTAGAGTTACCCTTCAGTCCAAAGTGTATGTCTGTGAAACAGGCGACTTTCTTAAAGAATGCCATCAGTTACCACTTCTTCTTTACAGTTGGTTTATGATTGGTCAAGTCTAACTTGTTCTTGAACTTGACTGTATCTAAATCATCTTTCATATTGATTTTGCCTTTTTTCTTTAATATCTTGTTCAGTTTCGCGAGCCCGGTCTTGTTGACCTCGTGTACATCGCCGTGTGCGGTCTCCATCATCTTCTTGTACGAAGGTCCGCTGGTGGTGTTCTCGTTCTGTCTGGAGAAACTTGGCATCATGTTGTTGTACTCCAGTAGGTCGTCCCTGATGGCCTGGTTCTTCTTCTCTATGTTCAGTATCCTCGTGAATGAATTTGTGATGGCCGCGGTGTAGTACGCGAAAGGGTTGTCTGACTTTGACTCGTCGAACTGCAGACCGATCTGTGACAGTTGCATCAAGGCCTGTGACTGCATCTCATCATTGTAGGTGTAGCCCCGCCAGTTTGATCTGGTACCGTATCTCTCACACAGCTTCATGTACATCATTGCCAGGGTGTTGGTCATCTTGCCGTGGTCGCATGAGAAGTGTCCGTTGCTCATTCCACCAATCCAGTGTGATTTGCCCACGCACACTGTTTTATTATTCTTATCAAGCCTGTAGTGCTGGAACGGTGGGAAGTTCACCTTGCTGTGGTGATCTGATGTCTGCTTGGGATTCTTCTTCCTCTCGTCGTCGAGGGGAACATGGTCAAACATCATGACCCTGAACACAAGGTCCGTCTTCTCTATCTTCCTGGGTGACACCGTGTAGTCCACCAGTTTGATCTTCTTCATTCCCGAATCCTTGGCCGCCTCCCATGCCTCCTGGGTCAGTCTCTTGGCCTTGGCCTTTCTGGCCTGTGCTACCGCACTGGCGTTGACTTTCTTGAGGTTGGGCACTATGAGGTCAAACCTTGCGTCCTCGGGTGTGACGTATGAGCAGTAGGTGTTCTTGCTGGCGTGTATCTGTGCCAATAGATCCCTGTTGTTTAGGTACTTTACTCTCTTCATTGTTTCTCCAGTGAGGTTAATGTAAAATGACCACAAACAGGTCTGTTGATCTGTGCCGTATGGTTAATTAAGTGTGCCTAAAATAATGCCTATAAATATAGTTTAAGTATACATAATTTTACAAGGGAAAGCAACCGTTAAGAATGGCAATAGATACATTTGGAAAAATAGTCAAGAACGTGGGCACAGGCATACTGAACAGGACAGTGGGCAGGCTGTTCGGATCTGGTATCACGGGCAACAGCAACCACATAAGGAGGGCCACTGCCCGTTGGAGTGGTAGGGCCGACAACCAAGACTGGCGTGTGAAACTGACCGTGCCAAATGGTCCGCTGACCGGTTTCTTTGATTTTGACAACAATCCACTGATGCAACCCCTGGCAGGCATTGGCGGCATATTCTGGCCATTGACACCATCCATGGTGATACAGCACTCGGCCAACTACAATGCCATGGACATGACACACAGCAACTTCCCACACCAGGCCTACCAGAACTCACAGGTGGACTCACTGAACATAATTGGAGAGTTTCCAGTACAGAATCAACAGGATGCACAGCACTGGGTGGCAACAGTAAACTTCCTAAGGACAGCGACCAAGATGTTCTTTGGCAAGGATGACCTAGATGGACTGAAAGGCAATCCACCACCAATACTGCACCTGTCAGGCTACGGCGACCACATGTTCCAGAAGGTGCCGGTGGTACTGAACTCGTTCAACGTTGAGCTTAGGGCAGGCATAGACTACATTTCCACAAAACAGGAATCCACACCTTTCAGGAGTATTCCAACAGGTCCCAACCAACCAGATGTTTTAGCTAACAGCAGTGAACCCATGACCTGGGCACCCACACTGTCAAACATATCGGTACTGGTGACACCGATCTACTCAAGGGAATCTGTCAAGGACTTCTCCATGAAGAAATTCGTTAACGGACAGCTGAACGGCAAGGGTGACAATGAGGTAGGATTCATCTAATGGCAATTTACTCAAACACATCACCGTACTCGACCACACAGGAAATGTCAGACCATCTTGGCATACTGAATCCCAGGACCATCACAGCGGAACAGGATGACCAGAGCTACACCATAGAGAGGACCTACGCATACCGACCAGACCTACTGGCCTATGATCTTTACGGTTCACCTAGGCTGTGGTGGGTTTTCGTGCAACGTAATCCGGACCAGCTGGAAGATCCCATATACGATTTCAAACCGGGCGTGACCATACAGTTGCCCAAGAAGGAATCTCTTCTCAAAGATCTGGGGATTTAATCATGGCCAAACAAGTCTATAGATCATCTAAAGACACAACGTCGAAAATTAAAACTATCAACGAGCAGGCCAACTCTAGATCAAAAGCGGTCAACGATAAAATTAAAAAGAATTTCTACGACAACGATGCCAACTTCACTGCAGGTGGAACAACAGCGGCAGATTACAACGCCCAGGAAGATTATCGTAGCAGACAATATAATGAGGAAACCAACAGGACCACGACCGGTACAGATGATAAAAGACAGCAGGTAGTCGACATATCAGAACCCAACCAGTTGTTCAAGTATGCTTCGTACAATGTGCTGTTCACACTGAGTGCCCTGGGCCAGAGAGAACTGGAGAACACCAAATTGCTGATGCAATCGGCACCGCATGACATAATTGCCAGGAGTTCAGGCATAGGTCCTGACGCCAACAAGAGTGATACAACGGCCGATACTCAAAACAATATGAGAAATGTTGCTGGTGGCCCCAACGATAAAATAATCAACTCCCCCGGCAATGAACGGCTAAAGGGTGCCCTGGACAAGAGCCGGGCGACACTGGGCAAGAACAGAGACATATATTTCAAAAGCGTGAACATGAATGCAATACCAGGCCTCAACGAGCAGAGAAGATTGACAGGGGTAACACAGGTCAAGATGGAACTGATAGAACCCGCTGGGATCAGCCTACTGGAGAAGATCAGGGGTGCCGCCATCAACAACGGCTACCTGGACCACCTGGATGCACCGTTCCTGTTGACCATGAACTTCGCAGGATTTGACGAACTGGGCAACACCATAACAGACAAGGTGAAGGGGTCACTGGATCGTAGGATACCGATTAAGCTGGTCGACATGGACATGTCGGTCACCAGTGCCGGCACGTCATACACCCTGACAGCGATACCGATGAATGAGGCCTCATACGTGAACAGATACAACTGGCCCAGGACCACAGGCAAGCTGTCATTGACCAACGACAGGACACTGGGCGGTGTGGTGAAGGAACTTGAAAAGGCACTGAACAAACAGAACCAGGATGAAGCAGATCAGGGACTGATCGAACATCCAGATGTGTACGAGATATCCATAAACCAAAAACTGAGGCCCGAAGTGACGATCTCCACGGTATCCATAGACCAGGCAGGAATGTTCACGACACAAGGTACCGGACCAAGCAACCAAGACTACCTGAGGTTCAATCAAAACAATGCTGTAACAAAGATACTGGAAGAGATAATGAAGGGACACCCGGATTTCACGGACGACAAATTCAAGGACTTCAAAAAGAAGAACACAGGAGACCAGACCCCTGTGTCCAAGTTCACACCGGCCCATGACTTTGATGAGGCACCCACGGAAAGTTTCTATTATGATTACTTCAGGATAAAAGGCAGTGTGGTACCAACATCAAAATTTGACACGATAAGGAACAAGAACGTCAAGAAAATCATCTACACGATAGAACCGTACAAGGTACATGCGATGTCCTTGGCAATACCAGGTACCAGCACAGGCCAAGCCTTCATGAACTTCGTACACAAGAAATACAACTACATATTCACGGGAGAGAACACTGACATACTGGACCTAGACATCAAGTACAGGGTGGCCTACTTCCAGAGCAGACTGAAGGACGTGGAACCCAGCGACTCCAGGAAGATCAACATAGTCAGCAAGGACAACGTTGCCAGAGCAACAGGTGGATCAACAGCCAGGGGACAGGGCAGTGACGGGAATCTTCTCGTCAGCTCAGAAGTTAGTGGGGTCAAGTCAGGGTCGGCAGGTAAGACGGGAGGCACGGCACCGGTCCTGGACGCTTTCCTTGATTCACTGACGCACCCACTCGCGGACATGGTGGTGGTCAGGATGACCATACTGGGTGACCCGGCCTATCTGGGCCAGTCACAGTTCATACCGCCAACCCCACAGGCGTCAGGAAACGGAACGCACACAGACACAAACATGGATTACTTCCACGGTTCCTCGGACAAGGTGTGGAACCCAACACTGCACTGTTTCAATGCCGATCTGGCAGAGCCAGTGGTGTTGCTGAAGTTCAGGATGCCAACGGACATAAATGACCAGACAGGCGTGTATGATATGCGTAGTGACCAGTCAGCGGAATTCTCCGGACTCTACAGGGTGGTACAGGTGGAACACAGCTTTGACAGTGGCCGATACACGAACGTACTGACAATGACCAGGTTCAACAACCAGGGCGTTGACATATCTGATCCAGAGTCATCGTTATCAGTGGCTGGTAAACTAACAACAAAAACAGATCTAATGCTTTTGGCCAAGAGGGCCGCGTTGGGCGGAATTGATGACTTAACTAACAGTGTAAAAAGAAAATTCAAGGATAAACTATCAAGCATACTAAACAAATAAAATGGCACTTAAAAATTATTTACAAGGAGACGCATCAACATCCAAGGCACCGGGCAATGACCAAGACTGGTCAGCTTCCAATCCGGGACCATACTTTGGCATAGTCAAGGGCAACTCCGATCCAACCAGGATGGGACGACTGTCGGTGCTTATACCCAGTCTCGCGAAGGTAGGTTCCAAGGACGTTACAGAGAACCAGCTGGTGACCTGTGACTACCTTTCTCCTTTCTATGGAGCCAAGGACGCCCAAAAAACGAATGGTGCATCAAGGGAGTACAACGACTCACAGCACTCTTATGGTTTCTGGGGAGTACCACCTGATCTTGAAACGAAAGTTCTAGTGATATTCGCAGAAGGCAAGATGGAGCAGGCCTACTGGATAGGATGCATACAGGATCCCTACACCAACCACATGGTACCGGGCATAGCATCAAGTACCAGAACATGGGACAAGACCACGGGACAACAGGATGGTCCTCCCGGAACGGCGCAGTCCACGGTCGACAAATTACAAACATACGGATCAACAAATGTTCCCGCAGGAGAACTCAACAGGAGAACCCCAGGAGCACTGGCAAACGGGAATTACGAGGGAACGTCACTGCCCATACACCCATTCGCTGACATACTGGTCAAACAGGGATTGAGTGCAGATGACATCAGGGGTAACACATCAAGTTCAGCACGTAGGGAATCGCCCAGCCAGGTATTTGGCATCAGCACACCGGGTCGTAAGGACACAGGAACAACAAAAGAACAGGTGGGACCAAAGGATTCAGGAGCGACTGACTATGTCGTGAGGACACCAGGACACACGTTCACCATGGACGATGGTGCGGCAGATGGCACGAACCAACTGACGAGATTGAGGACGGCCTCTGGACACCAGTTGCTTATGCATGACACTGACGGCATAGTTTACATAGCCAATGGTTCGGGTAACGCATGGATAGAGATGAACAGGGACGGCAAGATAGATCTCTACTCCGGAGTGGGAGGCATAAACATCAGGACACAGGGTGACTTCAACCTACACAGCGATGCCAACATCAACATGCACGCCGCGGGATCTGTAAGGATGAGTGCGGAGACGGACATGGTGCAGTCGGCCTCGGCCATGTTCAACATGGGAGACAAAGGAATATTCAACAGCTCACAGGCAGGATCAATAAGGGATTTCGCAAGGGATGGATTGACATCATTCACACCCGGGGTACAACTGCACGGAGCCGGTGGAGCAATACACCTGGCAGGATCGCAGGTACACATGAATTCAACAGGAGCAAGTCCGGGTTGGGGACCAAACTGGTTGACCACAGACAAGGTGGGAATGACGCCAAGGGAAGAGGGAGATGTGGAACTGACCAAGAAGGGCATAGAACCACTACAATCTTTCACCAAGAAAACAAAGACAACAGTACACAGGTTCGTCACACACGAACCAATGCCAAGATTTAGGGGATTCACTTCAGAAGGACACCTACCAAGCTCGGATCCACTAGGCGATCGTCTGGACACGAAAATGTGGTACAGACTTTCCAGCACACCAGGCACGGTGGAGTACATGGAACAGAACAACAGGATCTCGCCCATAGAGAGCATCAGGCTTGGACAGTTCCAGGCAGACTCGGAGAGATGGCTGAAAGACAAGATGGGCAGTTCAACAAGTGCTGTCAAGGCACGGGAGCTGATCGCAGATTTCGGAACCAAATATGACAAGACATTCAATGTGATAAACCAGGCCAAGGGCACGTTCAAAGATGTAGAAAGCATATCCAACAAGTTGAAGAATTTCAACGTCAAAGACACAATAGGTGATGTCACAAATAATTTAACGAAACAGCTGACCAACCAGGTGATAGATAGCATATCCGGAAACGGTGCGGTACAGTTGTTCAAGGACAACGTGTTTGCCAATGCGGCCGGACAGTTGTACTCACTGAGGGGTGGCGGGGCCGACCTAGGCAATGTATTGAACACGGTACAAGGAATAACAGGAAATTTAAACATAGGAAACATTGGATCAATAGCAAACGACGTGAGCACGATCACGAATGTGTACAAGAATGTTATGGCAGGTAGTATTACAAACGTTTCAAGTATTTCAAGTATAGCAAGTACGGCATCAAAATTCTTCAAACACAGTGGTTACGGTCCCAGCTTCCAGGCATCGGGATTCTCCACTTTGATGAAGTCGGTCGGGGGAATCTCGCTCCCCACATCATTAGGTGGCTCCATAGGTGGTGCAGTATCGGCCATAGGTAAATTTTTCAGTGACAGCAGACTGAAAGAAGACATACGATTAATTGGCAAGTCACCCGCAGGCATCAACATATATTCGTTTAAATACAAACAGTCAGCAGGAACATACGAGGGCGTGATGGCACAGGAAGTTCCATGGGCGAGAGAAATGACAGACACAGGATTCTACATGGTAGATTACAGCAAGGTGGATGTTGAATTCAGGAGATTGAACTAATGGCATACGGAGACGACACAACAAATCTGAACAAAGGTACGGTAACATTCAAGGGTTTCAGTTCCAGGGCAGACCAGAAGAACTTCAAGCTGTATGACTTCGAGGTGGCCAAGCAGGATCTCATAAACAGGTTAAGCATACGTAAGGGCGAGAGGGTGGAGAACCCTGAGTTTGGCACTATAATATACGATGCACTGTTTGAACCATTCACGGAAGCACTGAAGGACGCTATTATAGAGGACATCACAGCCAACCTAAATGCAGATCCACGTATCTCCACAGAGGAAATACTGGTATCTGAAGCAGGCAGTGGCATAGCCATACAGGCAACTATAACGTATGTTCCCCTGAACATCACAGAGAAGCTGAGATTCAACTTTGATGAGAACTCACTGTTGCGCCTATCTTAAAGTACGCACATTTCCTAACACATAAATATCGTTGTTAACGAGTTGATAAAACTATGGCCACAACAGATAGACAGAACCGATTACTAGTAGCGGAAGATTGGAGGAAGATCTACCAGTCCTTCCAACAGGCAGATTTCAAGAGCTACGACTTCGAGACACTGAGAAGGACCATGGTGGCATATCTGCGTGAGAACTACCCGGACGATTTCAATGACTTCGTGGAGAGCTCTGAGTACGTTGCACTGATAGATCTGATAGCCTACATAGCACAGGCACTTTCTTTCAGGGTGGATCTGAACGCAAGGGAAAATTTCCTAGAGACAGCGGAGAGAAGGAACTCTGTGTTGAGATTGGCGAGACTGATCAACTACAACGCCAAGAGGAACCAACCGGCGACAGGACTTCTGAAGATTGATTCAATTTCAACAACACAGGATGTCGCAGATTCAACAGGAACGAACCTAGCGAATTCAAACATTATATGGAATGATTCAGCCAATTCAAATTACAGAGAACAGTTCACATCAGTACTGAATGCGGCCAACCAGACAGGACAACTATTTGGCAGTCCCAGGGAGTCAGGCCCGATAGGCGGCATCACAACAGAAGTATACACACTGAGCTCAAACCAAATAGATCTTCCAATATTCTCTTTCAGCAAGGGCGTTGGCGGTGTTACTAGACAGTTTGAGGTAGTGCCAAGCACGATCAACAATTCAGAATCAATATACGAGTCATCACCAGTGCCGGGAACAGGACTGACATACACCTACCGGTCGGATGGTTCAGGAGACAGCTCCAACAACACAGGATTCTTCTTCCTCTTCAAACAAGGGACGATGCAACAGATAGATTTTTCGGTGGACACAGCCATAACCAATTACGTCAAGAGTTTAAATATTTCAAACATCAATGACACAGATGTCTGGTTGTACAGACTTGACCAGTTCGGACAGCTGACAGAACAGTGGACCAAGGTACCATCATTGGCAGGAAACAACGCAATTTACAATTCACTTGCAAAAGCAGAACGAAACACATACAATGTCGTGACGAAGGTGAATGACTCAATAGACCTTGTGTTCGGTGACGGAAACTTCTCAAACTTACCATTGGGTGCATTCAGAACATATCACAGGATCAGTGACAATGCCAAGTTTGCAATACAGCCAGCAGACATGCAGGGCATTACACTGTCTGTGCCATACACGGATGCCAACGGTGCACAACAGACACTGACACTGACCATGAGTCTGAAGTCATCAGTGTACAACAGTACAGCAACAGAATCAAACGCTTCGATCAAGGAGAAGGCCGCACAGGTCTACTACTCACAGAACAGGATGATAACTGCCGAGGACTACCAGGTGGTACCTCTGTCAGCATCACAGGAGATCGTCAAAGTGAGATCGGTGAACAGGTCAGCATCAGGCATATCAAGGGCCAAGGAGGTGTTGGACCCCACGGGTGCGTACTCGAACGTGAACGTGTTCGCGGAAGACGGAATGTTGTACAGGGAAGAAAGCACACAGCAGTTCGCATTCTCATTCAACAACAGGAGCGAGATACAGTCAACGATTGATGTATCAGTAGAGGCAAAATTAAAAGAAGCATATGCCAGACAGTTCTACTATCTGAAATATGGCACAAAGGATCTCAGCAGTCTGAGTGCAACGTGGAACTCCACTACGACATCAACAAACACCAACACAGGATACTTCACATCAGGTGGGGCACTGGTTGTTGGAGACTTCGCAACGTCAAATTTGAAATATGCCAAAACAGGTGCACTGATCAAATTCACGTCACCGGATACCAGGGAATTCCTAAACGACAAGTTAGTAACAGCAGGAACAGACAATGCAGAAGACAGGGCATGGGCCAAGGTTGGTGCAGTTGTGTTGGATGGTGCAAATGGGGGTGTGGGAAATCTAGAGGACGGGACAGGACCGATAACGATCAACGATGTAATACCGGCCGGGTCTGTGATCAATGCAGTGATACCTGCGTTCACAACATCATTCTCAGCAACCCTTGAAGCAGACATCATTGACAGGATTGAAGCATACGAGGAATTTGGCCTGAGATACGACCAGGATGCGGCAGAATGGAAAGTTATAACAAGCACGAATCTGAGTGCTAGTTCCGTATTCGGCACAGCAGGGGCAGGCTCAACAGCAGGCACGAACCTGGACGCCAGCTGGTGGTTCAAGTTCACCAATGACGGGAACACATACACGGTGGTTTACAGGAAGTTGGATTACGTATTTGAATCAGAGGGACAGAACAAGTTCCACTATGATGCACAGGAAAAAATTTACGACTACAAGACGGGCAAGAGTGTGAAAGACACTGTTAAACTATTAAAAACAAATTCAATTGTCTCAACAGGCAACAGTGTGGGCTATCCCATCACATGGCAGGTAGTGGACACAGTGACTGAATCAGATGGATTCCAGGACAACAGGAAGGTCAAGGTCGGCTTCCACGATGATGACGATGACGGCGTGGTAGACAATCCGGAAATATTTGACATATTTGTTGAACCGGACACTTCCATAGCAAATAAGTTCGTGTTCTTTGAGAAGTACATATCTTATGACACCATAGAGAGATACAGATTCTATGCCGCAACGAATTTTATCGTGGCAGAGAACGAAACAGACATAAACGTAAACACAACTGCGTACACAGACGGCCAGCTGTTCTATTTCTATGACAGTGCAGAGGACGTGATCAAGAAATACAGCACGACCACAAACACACTGACGACCACAACAGATTACATAGCGAGGAGAGGCAGGAGTTCAATCAGCTTCCAGTACAGACACAACGCCGGACAGGAAACAAGGATTGATCCCAGTGTGTCAAACATAGTGGACGTGTACATGTTGGAAAGAACATACGACAACTTATTCAGGATATGGTTACAGGATGGCGGAGCCAAACCAGCCGCTTCAACGTCAGACCAGCTGAGGATATCATACTCGGGAACACTGGATAAAATGAAATCACTATCAGACCAGGTGGTCTACCATCCGGTGAAATACAGGATACTGTTCGGATCAAATGCAGACGAGGAATTACAAGCAACATTCAAAGTTGTCAAGAACACAAAAACGAATGTCACAGACGCAGTGATCAGGACAAGGGTCATTGCCGCGATAAATGAATTCTTCGCACTTGACAACTGGGATTTCGGTGACAGTTTTTACTACACAGAATTAGCCGCTTACGTACACAATCAACTCGCTCCAGATATTCTGACAGCAGTTATCGTGCCAAACCAAGCAGGACAAGGATTTGGGTCTCTGTTCCAGATCAATTCAGCGGCAGACGAGATTTTTATCAGTGGGGCCACCGTTGATGATGTTTCAATCATAACTGCACTGGGAGCCAACCAATTGGCGGCGTCCGGTACAGTGGTTACATCAACATCAACTGCCACGACAAATACGACAACAGGATCAGCAGTGTCAGGCTCTACTACAACAGGTTCGGGATCAAGTACCGGCAGTAGTGGGGCTGGATACTAATGGCTGACAACCCAACAAACACATCAACCAATAACGAAGTAGTCAAACAGGGCGACAACGAGTACAGACGTACTGTGCAACACCTACCTGCGTTCTACAGGACAGATTCAAACCAGCGATTCCTTTCAAGCACACTGGATCCCCTGGTACAGAAGGGTGAGCTGGAGAGATTGGACGGTTACATCGGCAGGCAGGACGCCTACACCAGGGCAGTAACGGACAGATACCTTACAGCGACCAACAGGGACAGGATGGCATACCAGCTGGAACCTGCTGTGACATACACGGACAGGGACACAACGTCTGTCAATCCAGAAGACCAGGTCAAGTTCACGGGCACATACGATGACTACATAAACCAGATCAAGTACTTCGGAGGCAAGGTGGACAACCATGACAGGCTGAACAAGGAAACTGTATACGGTTGGAACCCAGCGATAGATTATGACAAACTGATCAACTACCGGGAATACTTCTGGATGCCAAGCGGACCCAATGCAATAGAGATAGACTCGATGGGACCATCGGCAGTGGCGGAATACAATGTGAGCAACTGGCCCTTAGACGGAAGTTCGACAAGGGCATGGAATTTCCCACACAGGGAAGATGAGAGGAACCCCATAATAAAACTCTACAGGGGGAACACTTACAGATTTAACGTAGACGCAGAGGGACATCCTTTCTGGATAATGACAGAACCATACAAGAGCATGGTGGCAGAGGATGGATCAACGTCCACGGTACACTCGACAGGGGTGACCAACAATGGTGCTGACAAGGGAACGGTGACGTTCACGGTTCCGCTGACAGGTGGTCCGGACACTTTATATTATCAGTGTAGCAATCATGATTCGATGTACGGTATACTACAGATCAGGGCCGTAAACACACTGGCAAAAATTAATCCCGATGATGACATCATAGGTGTTAAGAATTACAGCCTGAGAACATTGAATCTTTCCAATGGAATGAAAGTCAAGTTCACAACAGGCCAGCTGGCAACAGATTCAGCATACCTGAACAAGGAGTACTATGTGGAAGGGGTAGGGGAATCAATAACACTGACTGACGTGGAGAACCTTATAACACCGGCAAGTTACGCCACAGAAAGTACCATAGCTTACGACTCAGTTGAGTTCGATTCAAGACCCTATGCCAAAGCATACTACACGCCTGACACCAAGGATTACATAACGATAAAGAGAGATTCACGGGATCAGAATGCATGGTCCAGATACAACAGGTGGTTCCACAAATCGGTCATAGAGGAGACAGCCAGGATAAACGGGTTCACAGCGACGCTTGACGAAGGCGACAGGGCCAAGAGACCCATTATTGAATTTGATTCGGGACTTGCACTTTACAATCACGGCACGGTGGCAAAAACATCCGTGACACTGTATGACACCGTGACAACTGATGCTTTCAGCGATGTTGTACTTCAGACTGGTTACATAGTTGACGGGCTGGCCCTCACAGAGGGAATGAGGGTCATATTCGCGGCAGACACTGATCCCACAGTCAAGAACAGGATATACAAGGTCAGTTTCGCAACAGCAGGAGACAGCACACAGGTCATCTCACTGACCCAAGAATCTGACGGAATTCCGGCAGACAAGGACAGCATATTCGTAGAATTTGGAACAGCGAACCAGGGCAACACCTTCTATTACGATCTTGCAACGACCACCTGGAAAGATGCACAGCAGAAGACAGGAGTCAACCAACAGCCGTTGTTCGGCATGTGGGACAACACGCACACGAGTTTCGATGACACAACAACATATCCAAACTCTTCATTTGCCGGAGCGAAGGTTTTCGAATTTGCAATCTCTGACACAGCAACAACAGACACGGTACTGGGCATAAAGGTAAAATACAACACCATAAACAATGTCGGCGACATAGTTTTTGAATCGGACCATACATCAGGAACATTCACTTACAAATCCGGCACAACCACTGTTACTACAAATCTAGCAGTAGGACACCTACACTACACAACAGGTAGGGAAACGCACAACTCAAGGAGCGCCTGGATCAAGAGGACCAATGAGAGCAGACAGAGGGTCATAAGGACCTTCATCGTGGACAACGCAGAGAAACAGTTGTTTCCGATAGACTTCTACAAGAACTCTGCAGACTTAACGGATATGGAAGTTTCGGTGTCAGTGAACGGTTTAAGGAAAACAATAGCAACAGATTACACTCTTGTTGCCGGCACAACAAACACATATGTGAAATTTATCAAGGCATTGACAGTCAATGACCAGGTTAGGATTGCCGGTCACAGCAGTGCTGATAAGTTGGCCAACAAAGGAATTTATGAAGTACCAGAAAATTTAGCTACAAACAGTCTGAACCAACAGTTGGGAACATTCACATTTGGACAGATACTTGGCCATGTCAGGGATATATTTGACAAGAACCAGGATGTGACAGGAGCAATACCAGGAACATCAAATCTCAGAGACAAACCAGATGCGAGACTGAAGGGTGGTAGCATACACCAACACGAAGCACCATTACTTCCGGCAGTGTTTGGTCTGATTGATCAAGACACTAATGTGATATCGGCGATAGACCATGCCAGCCAGGAATATGAGAAATGGTACAACTCATTCCTGACACACGCAACAGGAACAGCATACGAGGGTGTTGCCGCAGACAGGGTTGACGAAATTGTAACAGCAATCACACCAGGAAGGAACAGCACTTTCCCATTCTTCTACGAGGACATGATAGGGTGGGGAGAGAATGTTTCAACAAGAACTTACACAGTGCTTGGAGAGTCACAGACAGATTACGCACTTGATTCACAACACGACATAACGACACCCAACAACAGGGCAGTCTACGTTTATCTGAATGAAGCACAGCTGATCCTAGGCACGGACTACACGTTCAGCACAACAGATGACAGTGTGACTATATCGGCCACACTTGCGGAAGGTGATAAGGTCAAGATCAAGGATTACACAGACACAACAGGAAGTTACATGCCACCAAGTCCGACCAAACTTGGAATGTATCCAAAATTCAAACCGGAGTCTTTCACAGACACAACTTACGTAACCGATACAGCAGTGATCAGGAGGCATGATGGATCGATCATAAAAGCATATGGTGACGAGAGGGACGACCTGATACTTGAATTAGAGAAAAGGATCTACAACAATCTTAAGACAGCACACGATCCGGCCTTGCTTGACATACATGATGTGATGCCCAGTGCATTCACATCAACGGAATACACACTGCAAGAAATTAATGATGTTGCGGCAACTGACTTCTACACATGGTCAGGCAGGAACAATGTGCAGTACATCAACAACACAAGTTTTGTTGAAGGTTCTCCATTCACATACAACTATGCGAGAAGCACTGACAGATTAAACATCCAATCTCTTCCGGGACACTGGAGGGGGGTATACAACTATTTCTACGATACAGACGCACCTCATGTGAGACCATGGGAGATGCTGGGACACTCTGAGAAGCCGACTGACTGGGAAACAACATACGGACCAGCACCATACACGTCAGCAAATGATGTTTTATGGACAGCCATTGCAACGGAGCCAGGCAGGTACGGTAAGCCAGAAATCAAAACTTATCTACCAGTTGACGAATCAGGTAACCTCTTGGATCCACTTGCGGCAGGACTTGTAGACAACTTTGACATACCGGGCAGACAGGCCTCATGGAAATTTGGAGATTGGGGTCCAGCAGAAACATCATGGAGAAAATCAAGTGCATATCCTTTCACTGTATTAAAGACACTGGCACTGACCAAACCGGCCAAGTTCTTTTCAAACCTATTTGATACTTCGAGACTATCAACGAACACAGCAGGTAATCAGATAGACACAGACACAGGTATCAGGAGAACACTAGCCACAGCCAAGTACCACTTGGAAACAGTGACTGACAATGATACCGGAGTGACAACAAGGTACCAGACAGCAGGATACCAACCATTTGTGGTCAACTATATGATCTCACGTGATTTAGATGTATCTACATTCTATTACAGCAAGATGAAAAATTTAACTGTGCAGTTGGCATACAAACTGGGTGGATTCACAGACAAGGACAACTTGAAAGTACTGACAGACTCGGTATCACCGGGCTCGGTGTCAGGCTCAAAATTCATACCGGATGAGAACTACAAGATACTTTTCAGGACATCAAACCCTGTTGAAAGTTTCCAGTACTCGGGTGTGTTGATAGAGAAGAACACAGACACCGGTACGGACGGTTCCACGCTTTTAGGTGGATACAAGATACTGGGCTACTCGACAACAAAACCGTATTTCAAATTCAACTATCCGGTCAAGACGACAACACACTCCGCAGTCTCGGTCGAGGGAGCAACATCGGTCAAACGATTCAATAACTTCCAGGAGACCACGCAGACCATACCTTATGGATTTGTGTTCAACACGATACAGGATGTCACGGATTTCCTTTTTGGATATGGTCACTGGTTGGAAGACCAAGGATTCAAGTTCAACAAGTACTCAAACGAATTGAAGGAAACACTAAACTGGTCGAACGCAGTACGGGAGTTCCTGTTCTGGACCACACAGGAATGGGCTCCGGGAAGTGCGGTGACGGTATCACCGGCCGCGGATGGATTTGAGTTAGACACGGATAACAGCATAGTTGGTAGGTTAAGGAACCTGGCAGGAGACTATTCATTGCTGGACGCAGGCGGAAGGAAGATAGACATCAGAGAAATATCTACCAAGAGAATAGGTAAGACATTTGATTTGACGATCAAGTCAGACGGCATAGGCCTGTACAACATAGCACTGAACACAGTACAGAAAGAACAGATATTGTTGTTTGACAACAGCACAGTGTTCGCGGACATCATATATGATCCGTTCACGGGATTCAGACAGCAGAGACTGAAAGTTGTTGGGTGGAAGACGGCAGGATGGAACGGCGACTACTACGCACCGGGTTTCGTGTTTGATGCCGCACAGGTATCTTACTGGAAGGCAAACACAGATTACAGGATAGGCGACACGGTAGAGTACCAGGGAAAATTCTATGTCGCGACAGTGAATCACAACTCAACTGAAACGTTTGAAAAATCCAGCTGGAAACTTAAAGCAGAAAAACCAGCACCGCAGTTGATCCCGAACTTTGACTACAAGATCTCACAGTTCAACGACTTCTACAATCTCGAGTCAAACAACTTTGACGATTCACAACAGCAGTTGGCACAGAGACTGATAGGATACCAGTCAAGGGATTACCTGGAGAACCTTTTCGTCAACGACGTGTCACAGTACAAGTTCTACCAGGGCTACATCAGGGAGAAAGGCACACAGAATGCCATAGACAGGATATTGAAGGCCCAGTACGAGGGAGAGGACATCAGTCTGGAATTGCATCCAGAATGGATGATCAGGACAGGGAGATTTGGAAACACAGATTCCGTGGAGAACATACAGATCACACTGAAAGACAACGAGGTGTCTGCAGATCCACAGAGCATAGAACTGTTTGAAACAACAAACGAAACCAAGGAATTCTCGAGATCACTCTATGTTGGCAAAGATGCGATGTATTACAAACCGGTTGAGTACACTGCCGCAACAACGTTCAGCAGACTTGACTACACCAAAGAAGGCGTGGACAGAGATCATGCACAGGTATACAAGACAGCAGGATATCCACAGCTGACCCAGGTACAGCACACGGCCTTTGACATAACGGATCTTAATAACCTAGACATGAATGCCATAACGGCAAATGATCTTGTATGGGTGGCGAACAAATCCAACAAGGACTGGGACGTGTTCAGGATCACCAGTGCCAGACTCAAGATAGCCCAGCTAAGGTCAATCAACGATGCCTCGCAGTTGGAACTGACGTTCACAGGTTCCCATGGACTGACAGGAAGCTCACCAACAGAACTTGCAGACTACTTCGGAATATCAAACAGTGAGGAAACAACACTGAATGGTGTACACCAGGTGTCCAGCGTACAGGATCACAAGACTGTGATAATAGATTACACAGGCAACACAGGATTCATACCAACACTGGAAGATGGATCAACAGCAGACAGCTACGGGAATGTCTACAAGTTCATTTCGGTCAGGTTAAGTTCGATGGACAACGTGAATGATCTCATCAACTATGCTGACTACAATGACAAGGACGATGCCATAGAAAAACCCGGCGACAAGGTCTACGCTGATGCAGACAGCTCAGGACTGTGGCAGGTATATGAGAAGCAAGATCCGTACGTAGCAGGACTGATACTGAGTCCAGATGTTTCAACATCGAACCAACAGTTTGGATGGGACATGGTGGCAAGGGCAGACGGAAGGACACTTGTTATTTCTGCTCCAGGAAAAGCCCAGGGAGAAGTACACTTCCTATTCCGTTCAGGTACAACGGCAGGAACACTGTTCCAGTCACAGTCAACACAGACCATGACTGAAAACAATGACAACACCAGCAAGTTAGGATATTCTTTGTCAATGAGTACAGATGAGAACTTCGTTGTAGCAGGTGCACCTTTCACGAACACGATAAGTTCTGACGGTAGCACGAGATACACAGACAACGGATTGGTTAAGATATACCTATGGGATCCAAGCACATTCAAGTATGGAATACTGAACACGTTAACTCCGCCAGAAGATGGTTCGACTACAGATTCAGCACAGGCACAGAACTTCGGTTGGTCACACAAGATCTCAGAACCGGGTGTGGGATCGGGCAGAACAACAGCAACCAAATACCTTTTCGTTGGAGCACCGGGATACGGTGATGATGTGGGACAGATATACATGTATGAGTGGGGGATCGGTGCTGACGGATCAACATACGACACATGGACACAGAATTTAACGATCACATCCGCGGATCCAGGAGCAGGAAAGAGATTTGGACACAGCTTGGAAGCCAATGACAATGGTGACATACTGGCAGTGAGTTCACTCGCTCCGGGACAGGCAGGCAAGGTAGAAATATACATAAGGAATTCACAGGCAAATGACGGTAGCACAGACCACTCGTTCACTCTTGCACAGACACTTACAGGCACGAGTGCAGATGGCTCATCATTGAACACAGCGTTTGGGAATTCAATGTCAATGAGCAAAGACGGAACTGTCTTGATGATAGGTTCGCCGGGTGTCGATGGAACAGATGACTCAACAACACAACCAGATGCCGGCGCAGTGTATTACTACAAATGGAACGCTGATGGATCAACGAACACATACACATTACAACAAACAATAAATGCCCCAGACTCACAGTCAAACATGAAGTTTGGATCAAGTGTTACCATGGACCCATCCACAACGAGAATAGTGATAGGTGCAGAACAGGCCTCAACCCCTAGGGAGATGAAAATTGACTCAGGCGAGACCACTTTTGACCTACAGGACACAACGATAGGTGATCTAAACACAGGATCGGGAGCGGCATACACGGCAACCATGTATAACTCACAGTTCGTTATAGACGACAAGCTGGTCACCGACAATGTTTCAGGGGCCGACGACTTCGGCAGGGGAGTTTGTGTGGTAGACAACACTGTGTTTGTTGGAGCCCCGGAAGATGAAGGCAATGCTGATCTTACTAACGACGGAACAGTGGCCTGTTATGATCTAGCAGTGGCTGGGGAGTATGCATGGAAGAACATAGTTTCGGAAACGGCACTGATCGACATAGACAAACTAGGACAGGTGTTTGAATTTGACAACAGAACCAAACAGATCAGAGACCATTACGATCTTTATGATCCGATCAAGGGAAGGATACTGGGTGTTGCTGACAGGGAGATCAACATCAAGACAACATGGGATCCAGCAGTTTACAACACAGGAACAAATGCCAACACCAAGACACCATGGGCAGAGGAACACATAGGCGAGGTATGGTGGGATATGTCAACAGTGAAATGGACATGGTATGAGCAGGGAGATCAAGAATTCAAAACAAACAACTGGGGTAAGATTTTCCCAGGATCCACCATAGACATATACGAGTGGACGGAATCCACACTACTGCCAGACCAATGGCAGACGAGAGCAGGAACACAGCAAGGTGCCTCAGAAGGTATATCAGGAACACCACTGAATACTGACAGCTCACAGTACACAGTGATACAGAGATACAGTTCTAGACTGGACACCTTTGTGAATTACTACTACTACTGGGTGAAGAACAAGGCGACAGTTCCACTTAACAGCGTGGTCAACAGGAAGAACTCAACAGCATCCGTGAAAAACTTGATTGAAAACCCTGAGAGATCAGAATTCAAATACTATTCAGTCACAGATACCAACAAACTGCTACTGAACAACATCAGCAACCTGTCCGGAACGGACATTGTGTTGAATGTTGACACCAGGACCAACACATTCGATGGAGACGCACACTCTGTGTGGAAGTTAGCCAGGGAGGGAGACAAGGATTACAGACCAGGAACATTGATAGAGACACGTTGGTGGGATTCACTGGTAGGACAGAACGAGTCAGGGGATCAGGTGCCAGATGTTGAACTTCCTGTCAACGAGAGATACGGAAACAGCACAAGACCGAGACAGAGTTGGTATGTGGACAGATTCACAGCACTGAAAGAAATCATAGACTACTCCAACACCGTGTTGAAGAAAAATCAATTGGTCGGAACGATCAATCTTACGAACCTGGATTCCAGGGAAGCAGAACCGACTGCCCAGAGTCTTGAATGGGACACGACCATGGACACATATGCGGAGTTGACATACATCGACACAAGAGACCTGTCAGGAACAGTGAAATTTCTGGTCAAGGCAGACGAGACGGCCAACGGATACTGGGCGATATACACATGGGATGGTACAGAATTCACAAGGACACGATTACAGACATATGATACCTCCGCTTACTGGAGTTACATCGACTGGTACAAGACAGCCGGGGAGATGGCGCATGATGAGAACACGAAAATTGACAAACAGGTAACTTACGAATACCAACTGGATGCACTGACATTGGACATAGGAAAACATGTCAGGGTGACGAGTGCAGACACTGGTGGATGGAAACTGTTCATGAAGACTGCCACAGGTTGGGAGAACGTGGGTACGGAGAACGGAACAATAAGATTATCAACTAAACTTTATGACTACACACAGGACGCTTCGGGATTTGCGGGCGAGGACACATTTGATGACAACTCCTTTGACCAGGAACCAGCACAAGAAACAAGGAAAATTTTAACTGCACTGAGGGACGACCTATTCATAAACGAACTGGCGATCGAGTACAACACACTGTTCTTCACAGGACTGAGGAAAGTGCTGTCTGAACAGACCTACGTTGACTGGATGTTCAAGACGTCGTTCATCAATGCCAAGAACTCTGTGAGACCACTGGACCAGAGGAAGACATACACAACAGGCACAGACAGTTGGATAGAGAGCTACATCAACGAGGTAAAACCCTTCCACACAAAATTGAGAGAATACAGACTGGGACACACAGGCACGGACACACAGGACGGTTTATTCACAGACTTTGACAGTCCAACATTCTATGATGCCACGACAGGCAAGATCAGATCCCTGAATGTCAACACTGACACAGACAAACTCACTGAATATCCTTGGCAGATGTGGAATGACTACCACAAGAAATACATTTCATCGATAACGGTCACTAAGGGTGGATCAGGCTACACCAAAACTCCGACAGTGACGATAGTGGGAGGAACAGTGGGGGCGACAGGCCCATTCCAGATACTGGCAACAAGTTCAAGTGGATCAACATCGGGCAGTTATGGTTACTTCTATCCATTGTTCAGTAGTGAAACACAGGCAGAGATCTATGATTCGCAGAATGGCGGCGCAGGAGCAACCAACAGCTACACGTTTGATGGTTACACAGGTACGTTCTATGGACCAAGCACGAGCATCACAGCCCAGGCAACGATTTCGGGTGCATTCAAGATGTACACAACACCAACCACGACAGCGGCCACTGCCACGGCAACAGTCGTTGGTGGTACAGTTACAAAGATCACTGTGACAGGCATTGGTGCGAACTACACTTCAACACCAATGGTTGTGATCATTGGCGGAGCAGATGATGGATCAACCCCATCGGACACTGCGAGAGCATATGCGAATATAAACAATGATCTTGTGAGAGACATAGATACAACAATAAAATTTGACAGGGTGTCAAGCACATCAAGTGTGGTTGACTGGACAGCGTCCACAGGCTACGTATACGGACAACTGATCAGACACAAAAACCAATTATACAAAACAACAAGTGCCTTTACTGCAACAACAGATTTTGATGACAACATAGGCGATTTATACAAAGTATACGGTGACGAAACAGGATTAACGGCCGCGGACAGGACCAAAGGTTTCTACACACCAGTATCTGGAATGCCAGGTAACGAACTGTCACAGGTCATGTCAGGAGTTGACTACGGTGGAACAATGGTGACGGGACTGCTGTTCTCACAAGAGGCAGGATGGGACAAGTCGGGTTGGTATGACTTCCCATGGGACAACTACGGTGAGTCCAGGGTCAAATCCTTCAGTGCAGACGGAACGACAGGAACTTTCACTATCACACCAGCACCAAGTGTGAGTGACGTGTACCAGGTATACGTGACATCGGGTGACAGCACGAGGAAAAAATTAGATGGTGTATTCAGAGGTGATGGATCAACAACAGCATTCACGATATCGGTTGTACCAGATGCAGGGGCATTGGTGGAGTTCATACCATTTGACGATGATGGTGTACTGACTCCCACAGACGACAGGACACTAGACTCGATAATCAAGGGCGGACTGTTTGGTTCTGCGATAGGATCAGCACCGAGCGACATATTACTGGAAGGTGATGGTTTCGTATCACCAGAAACCAGCTATGCACCGGAAGAGACAGTACCTGGTCAGTTATTTGACACCTTGGACATAAAAGTTTACACATCTCCAGAATCAGGAGTACCATTTATATCTAGCAAGAATCACAGAGGTGATGGAACTACATTAACATTCAGCATAGGAGACTATCCAGGAACACTGGGATCGGTAACAGTTTCAGTAAACGGTACGGGCAAAAAATTAACAACGGACTACACGGTTGATGTTGCAAACAAAACAATAACATTCACGTCAGCACCGGCAGTGAACAGTGTGGTATCTACTAGAGTCTTTGCGATAAGTGGAGAAAATTACAGAGTTCTGGATCAATACACAGGTGATGGAAGCACAGTTACGTTCACAACATCGACCAGGGGCGAGTTCAATCTAGATTCAACAGTGTCTGACATGTACATCACTATTGATGGTGTACCAACAACAGCATTCACAACAACGACCACTGCCAATGCAGTGACAGTTACATTCAGTTCTGCGCCGGCGGCAGATGCATTTGTGCAGATTGCAGGATTCAACAAGTCTTCCACAAGCACACGAAGTTTCGCTAGCATAAGAAATGAAAAAATTACATATGATGGTTCAACGAACAGATACACTTTAACTTATCCGCCAGGAGCGATAGGCCCATTATCAGGCTTAACTATTATTGAAGTGAACGGCAAGATGTTGAGAGGTCCAGACAACACTTACTACACAGGTGATGGCAGTACTTACAGCTACGCTGTGATTTCATCAGGTCTCGGAGATGAATCAACTATTGATCCTGCAAAAATTATAACCAGTGCCTCACAAGTGGAAGTGTTTGTTAACGGTGTTCAAAAAATATTGAACAGTGATTTCACTGTAGACGTTTCAAACCAGAATGTTGAATTCGTAACAGCATCGGTGCCAACTGCAACTGACGTGATATGTATTTCAACATTAGTGGACAACCAATATTACAACGAAGGCAACGATATAATCTTAGATGTTGCACAGATAGATGCAGATTCAAGTACACTGGGATATCAATTGAGTGAGAATGATGTGTTGTCAGTGACCACTTTCAATAACGCACTGGGAATGAAATTGAGAAGAGAAGTGTTGGAAGGTAGGTCATCAGGCGTATTCAGTTTAAGGTTTGATCCACTGAATGCAGGATACACTTATGTCTGGTTGAACGGGGTACAACAGATACAGAATCATGATTTCACAATGACAGGTAACACGATCACATTTGTTGGCCAGACGATAACATCATCAGACAGACTGGATGTGATGTACTTCGCAGTAGAATCTGCATCGGGTGCCACAGGATTCAGGATATTCAAGGACATGCTGAACAGAACATTCTACAAACGTATCAGCAAAACATCAACCACGGAACTGGTTGATGAACTGACAGAAGGAACACAGACAATGCAGGTCAAGGATGGGACCGCATTACCAGAACCCAATGCGGCAAACAACATGCCGGGTGTGGTCTTTGTAGACAAGGAAAGAATAGAATACTTTACAAAATCAGGTAACACGTTGGGACAACTTAGACGTGGAACACTTGGAACAGGAATTAAGGACCATAGCGATGGCACACTAGTGGTAGATGCCAGCGGAACTCAAACTATACCTTATGCGGACACAGTGTACACCAACACCTTCACAGGTGACGGTAGCACTGTTATTTTCGCACTATCACAAGCCCCATCATCCGCTAGTGAGTTAGACATATTCATTGGTGGCCAACGATTGTTGCTCACTAGCGAGGATGGATCAACTATCAACTACTCTGTGGACGGATCTAGCACGGCAGTCACTTTAAGCACTGCTACGGCTGACGGAACACAGGTTAAAATCTTACACAAGAAAGGACAGGTTTGGTATACGGCATTAGACGGCAATCCAGCGGACGGCAAGGGCTTACAAGCGTCTACTACTGCTCAGGCTAAATTCATAGCTAATGAGCCAACAAACGCACCTGAATAAATACACTAGATGACACAGGACAACAAACCACAAGAAACAAAAGAAGAGAATAAAAAACCTCAGGATCAGAGCGGAGTTATGATAGAAGGACACATCAAGATATTTGATCCGGAATCAGGCGAAGTAATGGTGGACAAAAGAAATGCAATCCACTATGAAAACATGTCACAGGCACTGGCTAATTCACTAGCAAACAAGACAACAGGCTTCGTGCATGAGATGTCATTTGGTAATGGTGGTACAACTGTTGATCCAACAGGTATAATCACATACCTGACACCAAACTCTACAGGTACAAATGCCACACTGTACAACCAGACATATTACAAAGTGATAGATGACAACTCTGCCACTAATAAGGATGCCACAAGGAACAAGATGGAAGTGAGACACACAGCAGGTAACAAGTACACTGACATCGTTTGCACCTGTACACTGGACTACGGTGAGCCCACAGGACAGGCGGCGTTTGACAACACGACAGACTTCAATGGTGAGTATGTGTTTGACGAACTGGGATTGAAAGGTTGGGAAGGAACAGAGAACGGTTCAACTAACAAACTGTTGACACACGTCATATTCCATCCAGTACAGAAATCTCTTAACAGGCTGATACAGATTGACTACACTCTAAGGATACAATCATTAACGACATTCACTGAAACGAGTTCAACGGCACTGTCAACTTCAAACACAGTGAGTGGAACGACTTCAGGCAGTAACACAGGATACTAGTAAATGGCATACACAGTAAACAAGACAAACAGTGCGGCATCACCGAACCAGTACACGGTACAGGATGGTGTTGTAAACACACAGACTGATTTAAGTTTTGTTGGAAAAGGATATGCCGGTTACGGTGAAGTGATCGCGGAGAACTTCCTAGCATTGATGGAAAACTTCGCAAATACCACAGCACCAACTAAACCCGTACAGGGACAGCTCTGGTATGATACATCAGCGTCGAGACTGAAAATATACACAGGTTCAACATTCGTACCGTCGGGCGGAAACGTCCCGTACCAATCATCGGAACCCACGGCCCCTGCACAGGGAGATCTATGGATAGACTCAGACACAGGGCAGATGTACTACTACAACGGATCATCATCGATACTGGTAGGTCCACCAAGTACAACAGGAAACACGAATGGGTTCATATACGATTCACTTCTTGATTCAACTGATGCGACACAGAACATCACAAAATGGTATAATGACGGTAACCTGATTGCAACCATATCAGAAGACACTTTCACACCAAAGACAAGCATCACAGGATTCGCAACAGTCAAGAAAGGCATCACACTCACAACTGCAATATCAGATGTTAAGTTCCAGGGCACGGCAACGGACTCTGATAAGTTAGGTGGTGCATTGGCATCCACGTTCATGAAGTCAAACGCAAATGGCACGACATCAGGAACATTTGGGGTAGTGAACGATGGTGGTTTACAGGTGGGTGCAGACAGTGACCTATCAATAACAGTAGACAGCACAGGGGTAATTGTTTCAAATGTGATAGCAGACTCGGACATAACGTTCAAGGTCAACGATGGCGGGGTAACAACCACTCTTGTGACCATGGATGGTTCATTATCTTATGTTGGAATAGGAACAACGACACCAAGCACAAAATTACAGGTTGCAGGCACAGTTACAGCAACAGCATTCGCAGGACCACTGACAGGTGCAGTCACAGGAAATGTAACAGGAAATATAGCAGGATCAGGCACCAGCAGTCTGGGTGCAACGACATTCTCAGGAACACTTACGACAAAGACAATACTGCCAGACACAGACGCCACGTATGATGTTGGGTCGGCAAGCATGGGATACAACACAGTACATGCCAAAGCAACATCGGCACAGTATGCTGACTTGGCTGAGATATATGAAGCCGACTCGGAGTATGAAGTGGGCACAGTTGTGATATTTGGTGGAGACAAAGAAATTACAGTTTCGAGCATGGGTGCAGATCCAAGGGTAGCAGGAGTTATATCCGGTGATCCGGCGTACCTAATGAATAGTAAAGCAACAGGTCTAGCAGTAGCATTACAAGGTAAAGTACCATGTAAAGTAGTTGGACAGATCAGCAAGGGAGACATGCTGGTCACACACTCACAGCATCCAGGAGTTGCCAGGAAAGGAACGAATCCTTCAATGGGCACAGTGATAGGGAAAGCACTGGAAGAATACAATTCAACCGAAATAGGCACGATTAACATTGTGGCTGGAAGACAATAAATATAGTATATGGCGTACACAATCAACAAAACAGACGGAACAGTAATCACTACTATCACAGATGGTACAGTGGATAACACCACTTCCGTACAGCTTTTTGGAAAGAGCTATTCAGGGTTTGGTGAGGGCCTAAATGAGAACCTTGTTAAACTGCTAGAGAACGGCGCATCAACGTCACAACCAGGGGCACCTTTGACAGGTGAACTTTGGATGGATACTGCTGTATCACAACTGAAAGTTTATGATGGAACAAGTTTCAAACCAACAGGTGGAGCAAAATCACAAAATTCAGCACCTACTAATCCTTCGGCCGGTGACCTTTGGCATGACTCGGATGATGATCAACTTTATGTTCATACAGGATCAGCATTCCAACTGGTTGGACCAGTTTACACAGCAGGACAGACACTTTCAGGTTGGAAAATTGAAACACTAGCAAGTTCAGGAGGAAACAAAGTTGTTTCTTCAATGTATGCAGGCAACACAAGAGTAGCAATATTATCAAAAGAAGACTTCACACCTAGTGTGACACAGACAGGTTTCGCGGCAATCAAGGCAGGAATCACATTGAACACAACACTTGGTGCTGTGTTTGATGGCACAAACACACAGGCATCGTTTGTTAATGTAACAGGAACGTCAAACACTTCCAGCACAGTAATCGCAGGTGGGAACTTCCTGAGGGCAGATGCGGCAGACACCACGACAGGTGCATTAACAATAGATGCAGATGCAGGATTGATAGTTGGTGGAGCACAGGAACTGACAGTGACCGTTTCAAGCAACGACGTGACGATAGCACAGACTTCAGAAGACAAGGATTTAAAATTCACAGTAAACGATAATGGTACAACAAAAACACCTTTACAATTGACAGGTGCAGATGGTGGTGTAGACATCACTGGTGATCTTACGATAGTAGGAAATTTAAATGTGAGTGGTGCATACAACTACACATCATCCAACATAGTACAACACTCAGACACTTTCTTGAAAGTGAACGCAGGTGGTTCAGAAGCAGATGCAGGACTTATAGTTGAAACGTCAGACACGGACGACGCTAGGATGTTCTATGACGTTTCAGAGAATTTCTGGTCAGCAGGACACGGACAATCATATTCACAGGTTATAAGATTAGCAGATGCAGTGGTAGACGGTAATGCTACTAAATCAGCGGTATTGAAAACAACAGCGGCAGGACTGGTGACAGTGACAAATGTCAGTTTGGCGGCAGTGGGATCAGCGATAACAACATCGGACACTTCAAGTGTGAGCGTTCCGACTATAGGACAGGTGGCAACATTTGGAAACCTATGGGGCGGTTCGGCAAAATTCGTAGCCACAGCGGCACCAGACGGGAGCAACGATTCAGGAAGCGTGAACGGAGACTTCTTTTTTGTAAGGGAGGCATAATCCCGTGCCAACAGTAATACAAAAATTCCAATACTCAGGAACACTAGAGCAAGTGACCATACCAGCGGGCACAACAACAATAGACATGTACCTATGGGGTGGAGCAGGAGCAGGCGGTGGCTCAGATGCAGGTGGTCCAGGAGGATCAGGCACAGCAGGACACTATGTCGCAAAAACAAGTTATTCAGTAACAGCAAACGCAGGCCATACCCTTGAAGTAGCGGTTGGTGGTGGTGGAGCAGGTGGCGGATCTGGTGGAGGTGCACCAGGTGGAACCAATGGTAAAGGAAAGACAGATTATTCAGGTGGCCAAGGTGGTGACGCAGGACCACAACCTTACTCAGGAGCAGGTGGCGGAGGTGGCGGGGCCACAACACTGTTCATAAACGGATCAGCAGTCGCAGTAGCCGGAGGCGGTGGTGGAGGTGCTGGAGCAGGACTAGGTTCAAACGGAACAGCAGGAATCTCAACGAACTCAGCAACAGCGGCATCACCAGGAACACTGGGAGAGGACGGTGCGGATCACTCCGGAGACGGTGGTGGTGGCGGAGCTGGAGGTGGTGGAGCAGATGGCGGCAAGGGCGGAAACGGTGGAAGTGGTGACAACGGTGGTACCGGTGGTTACGCAGGATCGGATCTAGTACCAGCGGGCGGATCAAGTTCAGCCGGTTCTGGGGTTACCCCAGGGGTAACGACACTGGAGATCAGTGGCACCCAATATTATGATTCAGGTGCGGCAGTAGGATCAGGCGGAAGTGCAGGCTCGGCCGGGAACGGATTGGCAGTTGTTGTATTCACTATAGGAGTACAGGCAAACTACAAAGTATCAGGGGCATGGAAAAGCACAAACAACATGTACTACAAGGTATCTGGGGCATGGAAACAGGTCACAGCCGCTTACGTTAAAGTAGCAGGAGCCTGGAAGGCACTGTTCAACTCAGGTCTCACTTTCATATCAACAGCGGCCGGGTTTGGAAACACAAATGGTAACACAAGTTCAGGCACAGGCGGATCAGGTGGCGGCGGTTGCTTCATAGCAGGAACCATGATCACCATGGCAGATGGCACATTCAAGGCAGTGGAGCAGGTGGACATCAGGGATCAAGTGGCAGTCGGCGGATTTGTATTCGCAACAGGTAAGTTCTTGATTGATGATCTGTTTGAGTACAAAGGTATCAAGGTTTCAGGCACACACATGGTCAAGGAAGATGGCACATGGACGAGGGTGGCAGACAGTAAGCATGGTAAATCATTGGGAGATGATGAACACATAGTTTATGTATTTGGTTCTGAATTCAGGAGAATCATCATCAATGGTATAGAGTTCACTGACTACTTCGAGATAGATGAGAAACAGAAACTATTGTCCATAGGCGAGAAATTTTTTGGTATTTGGCGTGAACATGATAGACAGACACAGGTCGATGATGTTACAATACTGAACAATGATAGATAAGAGTTTTTATTACGGCCAACAGGGTGAGTGTTTCCTACAGTTAGAAAAGCATTTCAAGGAAATAGCACACGAATTCAACTCACAACCCAACAAAGTATTCCTTAATCCGGAAGACTTCTCCAACAGCGTCAGGGGAGACCCAAAAGATTACACAGACAAGGACAAGTTCTATCCAGGTGACACAGATCGTGAAGGAGATTACGTGCAGGGCGAATGGAAAGCACTGGGCATAAGTTCAGGCACATACGAGGGGCAAGAATTCAACGACTATCCCATGCTGTACAGCATCCTGAGGAAATTCCCATACAAGACCAATGTTGCTTTCATGACAGTGGGACCAAACACGAAAATTGGTAACCACAAGGACAGTGAGGGCGGCTGGAGATACCAGCTGTGCATAGATGATGGCGGTGGAACGGACAGTGGCATGTACTACATGGATCTGGAGACCAAGAAAAAAGCACAACACACATGGAAATCTGGAGATGCATTCGTGTTCCAGCCAGACCTACAACTGCACAACGGATACAACAACAATCCAGACGAAAGAACCACGTTATTGATTGACTTCTACAAGGAATCACTGTACACTAAAGAGAAGTTTGAAGCTTATTACCAACACTACAACGATGAGTTCGAGGGTTTGGAGAATCTAGCAGAGGTGTATGAATCAAGGAAACAAAAAAAATAAGATCGCGATCATAGGGCACACCAGAGGGATAGGCAAGGCCATAGCGGACCTGTATCGAAAAAAGAAATACACAGTCGTTGGATTGAGCAGTAGCAATGGTTACGATCTACAATGTAGCCAGGTGGAGATAATGGAACAGTTGGATGACTGTAGACTTATTGTACTCAACGCATATGTTGGGAGAGGACAGATGACCCTGTTGAAAAGGATATACGGCAAATATCTTTTCGAGGATAAAAAAGTTGTTGTGATAACAAGCACGTCAGGCACTACGATAGGAGCAGACGAGGAGTTGCACAATGCTGAATACGTGGATTACTGCAAGAACAAGAAAACCCTAATAGGGTACATAGAAGAACTTCAACAGGAACTACTGAACAAGCCACTGTCGGTATATGACGTCTGTCCAGACGTGGTGGACACGGACATGACCAAGGGATTGTGGGAAGACCTACCAAAATTAAAAGCAGACGAAGTTGCAGAGGCAGTGCGTTACTGTTTTGAGTCAACGTTCAATGTCAACAAGATAGTGATGCAGAAAAATGTTAGTTAGAGCCTGGGACAGAGACAAGGACTATGACACACTGGTCAGATGGTGGACCGAGTGGGAGTTCGGAACGGTGCCAAAGGAATGCCTGCCACCTGCGGGGATAATGGTCGAGGTGGACGGAAAGCCCGTGTGTGCAGGGGGTCTGTACATAGGAGAGGGAACACAGTTCGCCTTCATGGAATGGATAGTCACAGACAAGACGGCCGAACCCCGGAATGTGCATAAATGCCTGAAATTGTGTATTGACGGCATAATGGGACTGGCAAAGGACAGGGGAATGAAACTGGTGTACACCGCCACGAAGGAACCGGCACTGCACAAAAGATACACAAAATACCACGATATGGTGCTTACGGAGAGCAACGTCAAGACCTTCCTGCGAGACCTGGATGGGTCATATTCAGAGGATTTAACCTGGATCTCAGACGATGAGCAGATTGAAAAGCATAATAAATAAGCATAAGGAGACATTTAAATGGCAACAAAAGAAGAAGTAGCAGATTACATCAATGACAACTACGAGTTGGTTTGGACTGATGCAGAGCAAACGTCAATTGATGAAATGCTTACACCAGAACTTGCGACTATATTAATCAAGTTAGTGGGAGATGTCAGTTTCTTGACCGAGGTCAGGGACAACGCATCAAACTAGTAAGACATGGCATACAAGATTAACAACACATTTGGGACCTTGTTGGTCACGCTGGCAGACGGGACTATTGACACGGCCACTACGGACCTTGCACTGATCGGAAAAGGTTATGCGGGTTTCGGTGAGAAGTTAAATGAGAACCTTGTCAAGCTACTAGAGAATTTCAACAACACCACAGCACCCAACAACAAAATTCAAGGTCAACTTTGGTTTGACCAGACGAACAAACGTGTCAACGTATGGACAGGCGATAAATGGAAACCAGCAGGTGGCCCAGCCAACTCAACGTCAGCACCTACCAATGCGGTACAGGGAGATCTATGGTTCGACACATCTAACACACAGTTGTATGTTTACAATGGCACAGCATGGACCTTGATCGGACCAACAACAGTTGCAGGATCAGGAGTGACGCAGGTAATTTCGGAAGTGGCACCAGACGATGCAGGGGTCAACCAATCATACTTGAAACTGGTTGCCAATGATGCAGTTGTGGGTGTGGTATCCAACGTGGCATTCACACCGAATGCAACAGACACCACTTCGGCGGCACTGATCACAGCGGGCTTCGCCGCAGTGGCACAGGGTTTACAGCTTTCATCAACGGTATCAAGTGCGAAATTCAGGGGAACGGCAACAGACTCAGATGCACTGGGCGGGGTTGCGGCGGCCAACTATCTGAGATCAGATGCCAACGATTCCACAAACAGTTCATTCACTATTGCAAATGACACAGGATTAATTTTAGGTGCTGGTTCAGACATCACCATGAGTCTATCAAGTGACAACCTAACCATAGCACAGACCACACAGGACAAGGACATAATATTCACAGTCAACGATGGTGGAGTAACGACCACAATGATGACCATGGACGGATCAACAGGATTGCTTGATCTTCCGACAGTGGGTGATCTGAGGGTCAAGGGAAACCTCACAGTTGACGGTACACACACGACATTCAACACAACAACACTCTCGATAGAAGACAACATCATAGAACTGAACAGGAACATATCATCAAACGCAGGTATGCCCAACTACTCGGGGATCAAGGTCAACAGGGGTGAAACGTCAACAGCAACAGAGCAGGATCTTTTCTGGGTATGGGACGAGACCTTCGCAGATGATGGTACAACAACTTACGGAAACGCAGGCGGTGCCTGGACAGCTTTCAAGTCAGGTGGTGGAGATGACGAACTGTCAGCCGCTACACTGGTGGACATCAGGGCCAACATAGTCCACGCAACGTCAACTTCAGCCATGTATGCTGACTTGGCGGAGAGATATGCCACGGACACTCCGGTAGAAGCAGGAGATGTGGTGATGCTGGGCGGGATAGAAGAGATAACGAAATGTGAAGAAGCAGTGTCAGACGCAGTTTTCGGTGTTGTTTCAAGTTCACCGGCATATTTGATGAATTCAGAAGCAGGCAACAACGACACACACCCAGCGATAGCACTGAAAGGACGTGTTCCGGTCAAGGTTAGAGGCACAGGAAATGCAGGTGATCGTATAGTATCAGCAGGATCAGGAGAGGCACGTGTGGCAGGAACAGACGAAGCAACCACTTTCAATACCCTGGGCAGACTGATTAAGGATAAATATAATGAAGAAACAGCACTCACAGAGTGCGTGATAGGAGTCAAGTAATTTTATGGCATACGTAGCAGGTGATACAATTTTAGATGACGAGTACAACACATTTGTTGCCAGCTCAAGTGATCCTTATGGATACAACCATTTCGCAGGAACAGGTTCGGGAGCATACGGATTGGGACAGGCACATCTAGCAGAAGCTTCACCTGGGGCCACAACAATCACGGCGGCACAGTGGAATGCATTGATGACAGGTATCACTAACATTGCCAACCATACAAATATTGCAATCACTGCCAGGACGGCAGTAATAACAGGAGACCCTATTGCAATCAAGGCGGCCATAGCGGTAGACCTTGCGGCGCAGGCAGGAGCAATAGCAGGCGGATCTGTGGCGGCAACGGCACTTTCCGCAGGATCAGAATTACAGAGTTCAAGATCAGCAACGAGATGGGTGGGAAACCACATAGTGCAACACTCGGTTACATTCGCAAACGGAAACAACCTGAGATACTTCTTCAACTCAGGTGGCAAGATCAGGGTAAACCTTACAAGAGTAGGTGGTGGAGCGGCCGACGGTACAACAGCAACAGCCAAGGATGATTCAGTTGATGAGATGATCACTGCCATGGGCGACTTCGACATAGGTGCACAGGTATCCACCAGATCAGGCACAACAGAGACACTGACCACAAACGGTTTCGCAAACGGTGTTGCCGACCTGGGAACAGCCTACACGACAATATTCCTGATAACACAATCATCCGGCACATACACTTCAATGACCTTGAAGGGTGAGGCCAAAGTGAACAACGCCACTTACGGAACAGGAACAGTAGTGACAGTCCAGATGACACTTACTGATGCGGACACTGGAGACGAGGCGTTCACAGCAGGTAACACAGCAACTGTTGACGTCAACGCGAACTTCATTGGTATCACAGACTTCGCAACCAAGCTGATGCTACCGACGACGGCACAGGGCCTAGACCCAGTTTACACGCTTTCAGCCAGTGCTGAGGTGTCCAACGACACAACATAATAATTTCCACCCGACTTATTTTGCAATTAAATATTGCACATGCAAGTATTCATAAACAACATAGATTTTTTACACTCACAAACATCTAATTAAAGAATAAAATTTTTAGGTGTTGATCTTACTAATAATTAACTGTATAATACAGTTATGGATATTGGCAATATTAAGAAACACTCAGACCTCAACTTCGGAGTAGCACAGGCTAAAAAGAATGCACTGGAAAAACTGCGTTCAAGACAGCTCATGGCCTACAACGAGAGGCTATTCCAAGCGGATGCCAATACTATAAATCTAGTGAGCACACTCAAACAACACAGCAAAGATTTCTACGTGTTAGATGTTAACGACAATCCCTGTCATGTTAAGGATCCGGAGGATTTCCTAAATAAATTAATTGAAAGAAACCAGGAGACACTAAACTCGTATCAACAGCTACACCAAGATCTTGCAAAAAAGAGAAAATAATGAAAACTGGTGTACTGATGTACTGTTTCAACACTCCTGAAATTAACTATCATCGTTTGGCAGAACGTTGTGTGGAACAGATAAGAAAATACCTAAAACTAGAAATTACTATTGTCACTAATCTAGAGACATACAAAAAATTTAAACCCTTAGGAATGATTAATTATAAGTTGGTCGAGAACAAGACCACCAACACAAGACCTTACAGGGGGGGAAGTGTAGCATGGTACAACAAAGAAAGAGTCCTAGCTTATGAGCATTCACCCTATGACACAACTATACTAATGGATTGCGACTATTTTGTATTCTCAGGAAACTTGTTAGAACTATCAAAGACAGAGTTTGATATGATGTTGCACGACAAGGTACATGATCTAACAGGCCAAGACATGATTGTGGGCAATGACGAAAGCACACTGCCTTTGGTATGGGCAACGGTCACACTTTTCCGTAAAAATGCAAACACTAAAGCAATATTTGCCATGATAAGACATGTACAGGAATATTATTCGCACTACAGGAATCTCTACAGGATACGTTACGTAAATTACAGGAACGATTATGCTTTCGCAATAGCACTACACCAACTGAATCTAGGAAATAGAATACCCACACCCATGACCATGTTGGCGACTAGTGTGGATGTGATAGACAGCGACGAGGACGGTATCGTCTTCAAGTACAGTGACAACATAAATTTCACAACAGGACAGGATGTACATGTGATGGACAAGGAGTGGTGTGATGTCTAAGGGATATGTATGGTTCGCACTGAACAACTCCACAACAGATTATATTGAGCTGAGCAAGGAACTTGCAAAGAGCATAAAGAAGGTCAACAGACACAGCCAGGTATGTGTGATAACAGACAAGCCAATGGAAGACGAGCTGTTTGATGTCGTCAAGGTCCTGGATCAAGATGACAGTGCTGACCAGGATTGGAAACTGGGCAATGAATACAAAGTGTTTAAACTGTCACCGTTCACGCACACAATCAAATTAGAGGCAGACATGCTGTTCACACAGAACACTGACTGGTGGTGGAACCATCTATGGCAACACGACCAGGTATTCTCGTACCACTGCAGGAACTATAAGGATGATGTGATAAAGAACAGCTACTACAGGAAGTTGTTTGCACGTAATGAACTGCCTGATGTGTACAACGGATTACACTACTTCAGGAGAAGCACAAAAGCAAAACAGTTCTATGACCTGTGTGAGACTATTACAAAAAATTGGAGTACAGTCAAGGAGACGGTACTAGTGAACTGCCACGATAAGCAACCAACAACGGACGTGGTTTATGCATTGGCCAACAAGATACAGGATCCATTACAGCTGGACAAGGTGGAGTATGAATGGTTCAAGTTCATGCACAACAAACAGCACATAAACGGACTAGGTATGAAATTACAGAACGACAACTACCTGTATCCTATGAAAGTAGCAAACAACTTTTACATGGGTGGATACAGACAGCACAGGATAGTACACTACCACAACAAGAAAATGTTAGGAGAGCTTGATGACCGAATTTTTTAAAGCGTTTGAAAATTTAGCACCTCAAAAAAAGAAAGTTCACACGGTTAATATACAAGGCAAAGAGATTGAAGTAAGTCTTGAAAAGAAATTAGAAATAATGAAGTCCACAGGAGGAGAAGATGGATTTATTTTAGAGGGAGAAAAAATAGTTCCAAAACCGGTTGTAAAAGCCAGTCGTAAATTGCCTGTACTGAGAAAGAGCGATAGAGGATATAAATTCTACGACAATGATCCGTTATGGGTTGAATCAATCGTAGAGGAAGGATTTGCATGGCAGATAGAATCAGAGTAAGTGATCTAGATTTTGTGTACATTAGTTACACGGAACCCAACAAGGAAGAGAACTGGGCTGACCTTAAGAACAAAGTACCATGGGCGAAGCGTGTTGACGGAGTGAAAGGATTTGATTCTGCACACAAAGCCGCGGCAGAGAAAGCGGAAACACAATTTTTTATAAGTGTAGATGGGGATAACATTATAGATGAAACATTCTTATTGCAAACGCTAGACTGGTCAAAGACAGATTCAAAAGCAGTGCATCGTTGGAGGGCCAAGAACAACATAAATGGATTGGTTTATGGCAACGGCGGACTTGTGGGGTGGGACAAAGATACCTGCTTGAACATGCACACACATGAAAATGCCAAAGACGAGAGAGCAGAGATAGACTTCTGCTGGACGGTTAAACATGAAAACCTACACAACTGCTATTCAACAACAGTCATAAACACATCAGCAAGACAGGCATTCGTGGCAGGTTACAGGGAAGGTGTCAAGATGAGCTTGGACCAAGGCAAGAACATTGACCCTGCAGATTTCAAACGTATTATACACAACAGCAATTTAAGGATACTGACCACATGGATGAGTGTTGGTGCAGAAGTTGACAATGGCAAGTATGCCATGTTGGGTGCCAGGATGGGTTGCTACTCAACAACGGTATCGGGGAACGAACATGCACAGGTCAGTGATCTGGAGAAGCTGGCCGATCTGTTTTCGAGTGCTGTAGATGACATAGACATGGATCTGGAAGCATACGGGGAAAGTGTCAGGCAAAGATTAGATGTACCGGTAGCAGACTTCAGCGAACAGGACAGTAGATTCTTCAAGTTCTGTATGCCACAACACATCAACAGGGGAGTACAAGATCGTGAGTACTAGTGATTACAAACAAGATGCACTGGAGGCCAAGGAGAAGCTGGCAACGGTATCACCTTCAATGTGCCTGGCCAAGTGGAACCAGACGTCACTGCACCTGTCCACTGGACTGACCAACTCGTGCTACCATCCACCACTGCACAAGATGGACGCAGATGCAGTCAAGCTGAATCCTGCCGCACTGCACAACACAGCAGAGAAACTGAATCAACGACAACAGATGCTCAAAGGAGAACAGCCTGAGGGTTGTTCATACTGTTGGAACATGGAGAAGACTGGGGAGATGTCAGACAGGCACTACAGATCCGGTGAACCATGGGCCATGCAGGACTTCGAGGACATCAGGAAGAATCCAATAGACGAACATTGGACACCGAGGTATGTGGAAGTTAACTTTAACAATGCTTGTAATCTAAAGTGTAGTTACTGTTCGCCACAGTTCTCAACAACGTGGGGCAAGGAGATTGACAGGTATGGCCAATATCCCACATCTCCTCCCCACAACGCACCAGAACATTTCCAAGGCAGGCGTAGACCCATACCCAACAGGGAGGAAAATC